GGGGTCAACCTTGGCAAACCCCGCATCCGGGCGCCAGCCGCTCGTCGACTCGAGTTCGACATCGTAGAGCGGTATTAGCACCGAGATGCGGAGGCGGGCGTTCTGGTGGATGGGGATGTTCAGGCCGTGCAGCCCGATGCGGGCGCCCTGGATGGTCGAGGCCTGATTGAACCCGGTGGCCGGGATGCCGACCTTTGGCTCGAAGTCATCATAGGTGGACCCTACCGTCGATATGACCGGCAGCGCCAGCGTGCTAAAGGCGTCCTCGTTGATGCGAAAGGACTTCCTGAGGACTTCGATGTCCGCCAGATTGCGGTCTTCTCGGTCAAACTCGCTATCCACTGTGGCGACAATGACGAGGCCTCGGTCGTCTGTTGTGGGCAGGTACTCGTCAGGCGCGTTGGTGCCGTACTTGAAGCTATTGTTGTAAGTGGTCTGCTCCCCGACCCCAGCTGACTGGTGGTCTATCTCCAAGACCAGATCGATGTGGTCGAGGATGCTCGGGTTCTCGATGAACCAGGAGCGCGTCCAAGCGTACTGTGCGCCGAAGGGGGTGTCGTTGAGCGTGAAGTTGGTCGTGGTGCCAACGGCGCGGCCAAACGGGAAGACCCCGGGGCACCGGCCGCCCTTGACGCGATACTGGTTAGTGATGACGACATCATCGCCATCGGCGGCGCCGATTGTCCCGGCGGCCACCTCGTCTTTGTAATTGCGAACCCTGAGCCACGGCCAGTGGTGGGTGGGAGCAATCTGGCCGGCCGCTGAGCCGGTAATGTCATCGACCGTCTGCTCAAGGGTATCTGGGGACTGCGGCGTCCATCCGGCCACATAGGTCGTTGGCATCCAGCGCTTCTTGAGGTCGCCGTAGGGGACATCATTGACTCGGTCCACAACGTCATCGAGGGCCCGGTCGACCCGGTTCCCGTCGATGGTGGTGCCCGTGGAGAAGTGCTCCTTGGTGACGACCCTTGGGTTTCTACGCCACGCCATTAGAGACTCGCTGTCTGGGTTACGGTGCCGAACGAGTTATTGGTATGGTTCATACACGCCACCGCCTGGATGTTGATGGCAGCGCCAGTATGGTTGATGAGGTCGCCAGCGGTCGACGGGTCGCCCAGGAACGTGCAGCCGAGGAAGATCACCTTTGCCCCGCTGTCGACCAGGAGGTGCTGCGGCAGCGTAGCCGCTGACCGCCTGAACGTGCAGCCAATGAACATGACCCGGATGGGGTCCCCGGTGATGATGATGTGGACGAGCTCGGGCGCGGCCTCGGCCTCGTCGTCGTTGAACTCCACGCCAATGATGGTCGCGGACTCACGGATGACGCAGCGCTTGTTGAAGACACTCCCGGGCGAAAGGCCACGGATGTGGCCGTTGGGCTTCTCGTGGTCAAAGGCGCCATAAGCGCCGTCCGAAAGGGTCCACTTGTTCAGCTCCTTCCGCTCTTCCTCGAGGATGGCCCCGGGGAGCAGGAGTCCAATGGACTGGATGGTCTGGGTCAGGCGCTCGGAATGGGCCGCGTCGTTGACCTCGTCCATCGTGCGGGCAGGGCGTAAGATCTTCTCGTAGATGCCCGTGCTCATCTGCCCCTCCTGCGCCGCCCGCCGACCATTCGGACGAGCGCCTTGACACCTTCGACCATCAGCCGCTCGGCGCGGTTCATGATAAACCCGAAGTGCATGACGCTGAAGCTTCGGCCCTTGACCGACATGCTGACCGAGATGTCGCTGGTGTCCTCGTCGCCGATGAGCATGTTGCCGGTGGCGGGCGTAGAGGGGTCGCCCCAGGCGACATCGGTGGCCCCACCAGCCTGGAAGACCTTGTCGACGAGCGCGCCACTTGAGGCCTGGACCCTGGTGCGGATAGTGGACTTGCTCGCGAAGGGCGCCACGGCGTCCTGCTGCTCGACAGCCGCCTCTCGCGGGCTAACGTCGATAATCTGCGTGATCCATTCCTTCCGGTCGCTGCCAGCGAGGGTATTGAATAGCCCGTAAGGCCAGTTGTCGTTCACCTTGTCGTCGCCAGTGCCGTGGCTCAGCACGTTGGCCCAGGTGCCGCGCATCTTCTGGCCCACGTCGCCCTCGAGGCCCACGTTGGTGGACTTATAGGCCCAATCCACCGGCTGGGCGACCGAGTCATTCTCACGGGGCGTAGAGGACCCAGGGCGCCAGCGGTTGAACACATGGAAGCCCACGCGGCGGAGGATGTCCGGGGTCGCAGCACGGTCCACGAGAAACGCCAGCGTATTGGGCGGGCTCAGGCCGTCGTCCAGCAACCGCCAGCCCATTTGAGATGTGTCGGCGGTGCCGAACTTCTTGAAGGGCAGGTAGATGAGGCGGTTATGGCGGCCGAAGTTGAGGTTCATCTGTGGGGCGTGGATCCAAGAGCCGAGGCCAGCCCCCGCCCACTTCATCCGCAGAAAGCCCCTGTCCTGGGCCTTGGTGCCAAACGTCGCGTCCGTGTAGGTGGCGAGGTCCACCCACCCGGCGGCGCTGGCGAGCCGCTCGGGGGGCACCAGCACCTCGATGTCGCCGTTGGTGGCGTGGTTATAGACCGGCCGCCACTGGTCATCGTCGAAGCTCAGCTTGATATCAATCTCGTCGATACCCTCGCCGCTCGACGGGTCCCATACATCCTGGGGCGGCACAACGCTCACCGGGATGAGGATGAAGTCATCGGTGGTGGCCGTGGTGACGCCAGAGGGGAACACGTAGCCAACTGGCACGGCGATGGGGTCGCCGAAGAAGACGCCCCCGTCCGAGGCATTCTCGCTGGCGGGGGCCCCGCTGGGGAACCTGGCGACCCCGCTACCCGTGAGCTTTCTGTCATCCTCATCAGTGACGCTCCGGTCGATGGCTCCGCCACGACCGTATTCCAGGATGAAGAACGACCTCGACGTGGTGTCGTCGTCTATCTGGGTATTGTCCTCAGTAGCCGCGCCGTCAGTGAGCTTCTGGACATCTGGTCCGGCGATGGCGAAGAGCGTGTCCTGGTGGGCCAGCACCCACGGCGCGGGGATGTTCTGGGTCACGCCGACAACGGCGACGCCGCCGGATTCGGCCACCATCGACTCGTAAGACCACCAGGCCCAGCGTCCGCTGCTGAGCACCAGTGACCCATTGAGCTTGGGGAGGGTGACGATGAACAGCTTCTCGGTGGGCAGAAACACGCACTTGACCCCCTCTGGGTCGAGCCTCATCGTCGTCAGCGGCTGCTCGCCGGTCAGGGCTGTGTGTCCGGTGGCCACGAAGTAGCTGGTCATGGGGTTATTGATACCCTGGCGCTCGAAGAACGGCAGGATGTCGTCGCTCATGGCGCTGAGCTCGAGACCGGAGCTCGTCGTGTACGCGCCTGACGAGTCAATCCAGGCCAGCGAGCCCTCCACCTTGCAGACCGCGTTGGGCCCGATGCATCCAATCGTGTCGCTTGTCTTGGTCAGGCGACCCTGGCTGACAACGGCGCCGATAGACGGCTGGTACATCCAGGTTTCGTTGGGCGTGAAGATGATGAGGTTGGAGTTCAGCTCAGCGACGGCTGTGATCTGCTCCTCGCTCGGGACGGCGAAGAAGTTGTTGGCTGTGATGGCGTTGGGGAACCCCGGGTCAGTCCAGAACACCGTGCGCCCAGAGGCGTAGACCATCCGGTTCTGGACCACCGCCACGTCCACCGCGTTGGGCATGTCCGCTGTGCGCAGGTAGTCAAACGCCTCGGTGTTCACCCCCGGGGAGAGCACCACCGGGGTTATCATGGACGACTCGCCGTACGCCTGGGCGTACTCGGACTGGTTGACCCGGTCGATGGTGGTGGGGCGGATGCTGTTGAACGACGCGGGGATGTAGGCCCAGGTGCCGGCCGTGGCGTTGCCGAAGTATAGGATATCGTTGAACTCTTCGAAGAAGAAGAACTCGTCATCGGCCTTTATCCAGGCCGAAACATCGTCGTTGGCGTTGGTCTGGTACTGGGGCGTGAGGTCATCGACCGGGGTGGCGACATCGACGACGGTGCGGAGGCCGGCGCCTACGGAGGTTGGGGCCGTGTCCTTGTAGCTCTGAGAGACCGCAGCCTGGCTGGTATGGGGGTAGAGCGGGACCTCGAAGCGCTCGTTGGTGCTGAGGTCGTAGATGCTCACGATATAGATGGGCAGATGGACCGAGGAGGTGGTCAGGCCGCCGACGGCCGAGGTGTTCACGTCCGCGATGAAGACCGAGAGCATCTGCAAGTTCCCGAAGTTGGTCTTGATCAGACCACTCCCCAGGTGCTTCCTCATCCCCCAAACGGTAGCCGCGCCCGGGCTGGGCGCTGCCATCTGGGCGTCGAACTGCGTGACCTGGCCGAAGCCCCGACGGACCTGCCAGCAGTTGTTGTGGTAGAGCATGTTGTGGGCAAACGCACCCCTGCTGGGGGCGTTAGCCTGGATGCCCGGCCCAAGGAGCTGGACCTCTTCGCCTCGGTTGGCCATTAGTAGTCATACCAAGAGACGTATTGGACGTAGTCGCCCGTGGAGTGAGTCCTCGCCTGGAGGTACTCGTGGAACTGCTGGAGGCGGTTCATGGTCTGGCGGATGAGCGGCTGGTTATCCGCACCATCGGTGATGGCATACTGCCGGTAGGCCATGAGCGCGATGAGGTCGTGGAACGCCGTCAAGTCGTCGATGAACGTGTCCACCGGGGCCACCGTCCAGTTGATATCCGCCTCGGCCACGTACTCCATAGAGAACGTGCCGGTGAGCTTGCGGTCGAACTTGAGCTTGGTGCCCTGGAGGTAGTAACTCGAGGCCGTCACGTCGAGCGCGGTGACGTTGGTCACCCCATCGAAGCGCTCGATGACCCCGGAGTCACCCACGCGGTTAAACTCGTTAATACGCACCAACCTGCCCGCCGTGGCGGTAGGGGACTCGCCGAGGAACGACGGGGTGCCGGTGACCATGTCATGCTCATCAGCGTCACTCAGGGTGACGGACTCGCTGACGTTATAGACCATCGGGTTGA